TCTTATCAAAGTGTTTGTAGATGTAACCCTCCTTAACTAGCTGATATACAATACGTTCTGCTAGCTTCTTCTCTACGTACTGGTATTTTTTTGCCGCATGCCTAAGGGTCCAGAACTCCATGTCGTAGGCCCAGAGCATAAACATAAGCTCTTTCTCGAAGATGTCGTTCTTCTTGCAGAACTCTAGAGTGTTGACTCTTAAGTCCTTAAGAAAGTTATTTTTTACGTACCTTTGATTCAGTACGGAAAACTCTCGAAAGAGTTTCTTTTTTGCAACTTTACTTTTAGGCATTAAATATGGAGTTCGATCAGTACAAAGATATGGAGGAAGAAGGCTTTTGGTTCGAAATTCAAGAGCTAGCCCTTACTGTTAACGACATTATAGAAAGGTACGGCCTTGAAGATAGGGTGATGTCTTCTATTGTTGTTGGCATTCTTGAACCACTGAACGAGAACACAAGCGCCATGAAAGCTTTCTTTCACCACAACCTAGAAAATGACGAAGAGGTAGAGGCTCTATGTGGATTTATGCAAGACTCATACGATATGAACAAGCCCGATATAGACGATCTACTCGACGGATTGGGCATCTCACTTAATTAAAATGGAAGGACTTATTAGGAAGATCATCATCGGGAAAAACCCGAAGGATGCTATGGCTTATTATGTCGGCATGAGAGCTGGCAGGGGGGAGGTTTCTACAATAATAATGGACGATAGACACCTCCATCTCCATGGAAAAACAAGATACCTTGTGTATATTAGCAGTGAAGGATCTGAGGTCCTCTGGAAGGCAGTGGATGAAATGCCCTGCATAGTTGAATTTGATTTAAATTTCTAATGGAAAGTATGTTAGGGTTCGTTGTTGAGATCCCCAAAAGGCTCAACGACACTGTCGATCTCGGAAATGGCGTGGAGATCTTTATGGAGACAAAGTTTGATCAGTTCCGCCATAGAACTACAAGCGGCAAGGTTGTCGCTCTACCAGCCAGACACAAGACACCAGTTAAAGTGGGAGACACTCTTTACTTCCATCACTTGGTGGTTATCAATGGAGGCACCCCCCTCCCTGGTTTTGATGGGTGCTATACCGTTAGGTATGACCCAGATGTAGCCACCTCATCTCATGCCATAGCCTACACGCCAAAAGGCGGAGAAGACATTATCGCCATGTCAAAGTGGTGTTTGCTTGAGGGCCTTGAGGAGAAAGAAGATGTCAAGTCAGAGACCATTGAGGTGGTTACTCTTAAGGAAAAAGAGGTGTCAAGAGCTAAAATCTTTAGGGCTTGCCCAGGTAGCGAGGAGTACGGTGTAAAGCAGGGCGATGTGGTAGGCATAAGAAACAAGTCGGACTACAGGATTGTGATAAACGATAAGGAGTATTACAGGACCCGTCCAGAAGATATGCTATATGTCGAAGAAGAAGTTCACAACGATTGATGCCGCTAAGCGTCTGATGTCGTCGATGGAGATGGCAATAGACAATATGATCGACGAGATCAAGAAACCTGTTGATCCTGAGATCAACGGGAGCGCACGTAAAGCTGAGCTGCAGTCTATTAAGCAGACAGCTACTGATGCAAAAGAGCTAATCGTTGAAAGACAGCGACTAGAGCAAATGATTAAAGATCTAGCTACCAATGGGTCAATCGAAGAAGCAAGAGACTACAGCGGAGGTTTCGCTGAAAGATTCTCTAAATGATTGGAAAGAAATAGTATGGCAACACAATAAAACAGATTACAAGTTCTGGGAGGATTCCTGGAACGAAAAAGAAGAAGACTGAGTTGTTGGTTTTCGTCAGACGGCCCTCTACGTATCATAGGGTTTTTCAACTGGGGCGTAGTTCAGTTGGTTAGAGCGTCTGTCTTATACACAGGAAGTCGCGGGTTCAAGTCCCGCCGCCCCAACAATTTATTATATTTGTAGCATGAAAGTCAAAAAAAGAGACTACAAGAAAGAGTACGCTAAGTACGGTAAGGGCGGCAAAGCCAAGAACTACAGAGCTGATCTTAATAAAATCAACCGTCAAAAGGGAACTTACGGAAACGGTGATGGTCTCGACGAATCCCACGTAGGGTCGTCTGACAAAACTACACCTCAGCCTGAATCTAAAAACAGAGCAAACAATAGGCCTAAGCGAAGACGCAGTAGGTGAGAGCTGCACCTGTAGCTCAACTGGATAGAGCATCGCCCTTCTAAGGCGAGGGTTCGGGGTTCGAGTCCCTGCGGGTGTACTAAATTAAATTCAAAACAATGGCTACTTACATTTGTGAGTGCGACAAAAAGCACGAAGAGGATAAGTCTGGGGTCACCATCAAGTTCGTTGACGGCAAGGCCCAGCATCAGATTCAGTGCCCATGTGGAAAGTACATGGTCCTTAAGAACCCCAAGACAGGAGCCCCTAGCTTCAAAAGCAACAGGTGGGGACAAGTGTACTGATGCAGGATTTTCTTGACTTCATGCAAGAGGTCGCTGGCTTCTACAACTCTTTTGGAACTGACAACAAACAGTACGATCTCAACGGTGACGGAATAGTAACCGTTCTTGACTGGTTAGAGTTCCTGTCTAATCAACCCTACTTTTGAGTGTTCTAATAAATATAGAAGGATATGAAGACCCTGCTGTCTCAATTTGTCCCAACGGTTCGCAAGGTAAAAGTATTGAACTCGGTGGGCTACTCATTGTTCTTCCCTCTCAGCCTGCCAAAAAGAAAATTGCAGGACATGGAAAGCCAAACCACCTGCAGGTGTGGGAAAGGATTTCTATGCCAGAGGAGCTGTCTAGGATTAAGTCTATGGATGAGTGGGGGGAGATGCCAAGGGAGTTTCGACAAAAGTTTTCTCCGTATATCGAAGAGGAGTTTCGCCGTAGGCGTGAGGGGTTTTGGTTTTATAATAACGGTGAGCCTACATATATTACGGGGCGTCACTATATGATGCTCCAGTGGACTAGGATGGATATCGGTCACCCGAGCTATCTTGAGTTCCAAAGAAATATTTTCTTACATTTGGCTGCGTGTGAGGCGGACCCACGCTGCATAGGGCAGCTGTACACTAAGTGCAGGCGGAGCGGGTATACAAATATCTGCTCTGCTGTGCTTCTTGATGAAGCTACTCAGGTCAAGGACAAGCTCCTCGGCATTCAGTCTAAGACTGGTAAAGACGCGCAAGAGAACATCTTTATGAAGAAGGTGGTGTACATGTTTAGACACTACCCATTTTTCTTTAAGCCCATCCAGGACGGTACTACTAACCCTCGCATGGAGCTGGCCTTCAGGGAGCCCAGCAAAAGAATTACTAAGAAGAACAAGACCGCTCAGACAGGAGAGGCTTTGAATACAGTGATCAACTGGAAGAATACCACAAACAACGCTTACGACGGAGAAAAGCTTCACATACTCTATCTTGATGAGGCTGGCAAGTGGGAGAAGCCCACAGACATAAAAGACGCCTGGAGGATTCAAAGAACCTGCTTGATTGTAGGTAGAAAGATTGTAGGTAAGGCTCTTGTAGGTAGTACCGTAAACCCCATGGACAAAGGGGGTAAGGAGTATAGATCCTTGTGGGACAGCTCTGACCCTCAAGAAAGAAACGCCAACGGAAGAACAAGAAGCGGTCTTTACCGTTTATTTATCCCTTCTTACGAATCTCTTGAAGGTTTCTTTGACGCTCATGGAAAGCCCGTAACTGATGATCCAGAATCCCCAGTGCTGGGCCTGGACGGAGAAGAGATAAATCACGGGGCTAAGACGTTTCTTAAAAACGAAAGGGAGTCTTTGAAGCACTCTGCCTCTGAGATGAACGAAGTCATTAGACAGTTCCCTTTTACTGAAGACGAGGCCTTTAGGGATAGCATACAGGGTAGCATATTCAACGTAGGAAAGATCTATGAGCAGATACAGCACAACGATGAGCTATACCCCAATCCTATTGTAAGGGGCAACTTTGTCTGGAAAAACGGAGAGAAGGATACTGAGGTAATTTTCTCTCCAGACCACAGGGGCAGGTTTAAGGTTTCTTGGATGCCGCCAGAAGGGGTAAGAAACCAAAAAAGATTTGAACGTGGAAAGCGCGTTCCTCCAAATGCAGAGCTGGGGGTAGGTGGGGTTGACTCTTACGACCTTGACGCCACCGTCGATGGACGGGGGTCTAAGGGTGCGCTACACATTTACAACAAGTTCAACATGGAGCACCCGTGTAATACATTTGTTGTAGAGTATGCGTCCCGCCCCCCTCTAGCTAAAATCTTTTATGAAGATGTGCTTATGGCTGCATTCTTTTACGGGTATCCAATATTAATTGAGAACAACAAGTACGGCATTGCAAGATACTTTGAATCAAGAGGTTATGACGGCTATCTGATGAACAGACCTCAACACCTTATGAGTGCAAATGCCAAAGTAAACGTTAAGACAAAAGGCATCCCATCTAACTCTCAGGATGTGATACAGGCTCATGCCCAATCAATAGAGGCGTACATCCATAATCACGTCGGCATAAACTATGACACTGGAGAGATGGGCAACATGGTGTTTAATGAAACTCTTGAGGACTGGATAGGCTTTAAGATAGACAACAGAACCAAGTTTGACCTTACGATAAGCTCTGGTCTTTGCCTTCTTGCTTCTCAAAAAGAAAGGCCTAAAAAAGTTACACAAGACTTTTCATCTAAAAACTTTCTGAGGTCATTTAAGCCTTACTAGAGCTTACCTACGTATTTGCTATATTTGCAAAAACGCACCCCCACAGATGTACGGAGAAAACAAAAATAAGTCTGGGTCAAAGAACTTTCCTAACCCGTTGGCGTCTGCAGAGGAGAAGGAGTCAAAGAAGTACGGTGAGAATTTTGCAAAGGCCATAGAGAAGCAGTGGGGTAGCGTTCAGGATAGCGGGTCTATATTTAAGAGAAGGTACGATATGTTCGAAAAGAACAAGAAGTACGCTAACGGGACTCAAGAAACATCTATTTACAGAAAGCTTCTTACGTCCCTAAACCCTAACGGGGCAGACGGAACCCTGTTGAACCTAGACTTCACCCCCGTACCTATACTTCCTAAGTTTGTTAGGATCGTTGTAAACAACGTCCTCTCTAGAAAGCCTCAGCCTAACGTAGAGGCCATAGACCCCTTGTCCTCCACAAAGAAGGACATGGAGAA